AATTAAAGAACTTTTGATATTGGTAGAATTTAATTTTAGTTGATATAACTGTTGTGTTTCCATACGTTATACAAAAATCCCATATATTTTTGAAGTTATTCTCATATAAGGATTCATCGTATTAACAGATCCAATCGTTGGTTCTTCTGTTGCCGTTCCACCAGAAGGTTGAACTAACTCATCTCCACCACCTTGAACTATTGGTGGAGCGGTCATAGGAATTATAATTGGTGCCTTTGGAGTTCTCTTTGGTTTTCTAATACTCTGTGCTTTAATTTCTTTTACTACAGGACGCAGTATGTCAGTTGGTTTTTTTGGACTACCTTGATCAAGCGAAGATACTTGTATTTGTTTTGTTCTATTTGTTGTAGAAAAACCTCCACCAGTAGCATCATCAACTTTTTTAAACTTAACATCATTGATAAATTGATCTAGTTGATCTTTAAATTTGGTCAATTGTTGTTGAAGGTCAATAATAACAATCTTTAAAGTCTTATTACCATCAAGCATCTCACGGACACCTTGACTAAAAGATGCCCAAAGTCTTCCAGAGTTATCATTAATATCTTTCAATAGTGGTCTGAATAAGTTTGCTGCTGACGAACGAATAACTTCTTCACCAGGAGCCAACATTGCTCTCACACTATCAACCAATCCAGAACCTTTACCACCAACGGATCCACCACTAGAAAATCTTTGAATGATATTTGGATACTGTTTAATTACACTCGCTCTAAAGTTATATGAAGGTAAATTAGGTATTGTACCACCACTTGAAAAAGTCGCACTCATTCCACGACCAATAAAATCAAGAATAGATGTTTCTCTATACTTCTGTGGGTTATATGGTACGATTTGTGCTGGTTTTCCAGACACACTTGTTTCGTAATTTGTTCCAGTTATTGCCTTTTCATACTCTAATTGACGTTTTTCTCTTTCTCTGTCTCTTCTTTTTCTATCTTCTATTGCGGCGGCGGCAAGAATAATTCCACCTAATGCTCCTAACAGAACAGGATTTAATAAAACTGCTGAAACTACTTGTATAGCTGCTATTAATTTGGCAACCACAGAAATCAGTTGAAGTCCAACCAAGACCCCAACTATTTCTTTCCAATATTTTCCTACAAAACTAAGAGTTTCTGACAATTTCTTTTGATTATTCTTATCAGATAACCAAGTAAATGCCGTGTTAATGGCAATACCAGATACAATAATTCCAAAGAAGTCAATTAACTTTTGGAATATATTTTTGGCAGGAGCAGTGACCTTATCAAAGAAATTACCAACTCCTTGATTAAATTTGTTTATTGATTCAATTGATGCTTCTTTTTTACTTACTCTTTCTTTCTCAGTTTGTTTTTTGATACCACGAATTGCTTGCTTTCTTTCTGCAATTCTTGTAGCAAAATCTATTGCTAGTTGATTCTGAATTTCTACAAGAATTCTATTCGTCTCTTGTAATGCGTCTAGTTGATTTGTCTCAAGTTTAAGTGAACCTTGAGTTCCTTGTAGTTTTGGTCTTTGTAAAAATCTAAAACTTGATCTTCTAAGTCTTGGAGTAGCAGCACTTGAAACAGCTTCAGCACCACGAATTACCGAAGATGAAATGTTCCTACTACTAATCTTCGGTATTGATGGTGCCTTATAGATGGGACTTTCAAATGCCACTAGATTGCTTTGCCTTTAGGTTTTCTTCTTCAATATAAGTTTGAAGTAATGAGACATAAACTTCACGCTCCCAAGGCATCATATTTTCAAGCTCAGTTAATGAATATTTATGGTGTTGCATCAACTGAAAATTGACATTATAGTATGACTCAAGACTAGTATGAGCCATACTCAAGTGAAAAAACTCGCCAGACCCTCCAGGACTACATCACTTTCAACCTTAGTCTTTGGATTCTTAACTTTGATTGTGTGAGAAAGTTTAGGCATCGTCGTAAAGAAAGTCTCAATTTCTTTGAACTGTTTAGTATTCATCTGTTCAATAAATTCTTGAAGTTCTTTCTTTGTACAGTCAGAGGCACTCCACGACTCTTCTTGATCATAAACCGCATCAATACAAGACGTAATCATTGCTAACGACTTATCAACATCACCACCTACTTCATTGATTTCAAAGTTATTCTCAACAAATTGTTCCAATGATGGATACTTAAGTTTCATTGAGAGAGAATCATCCAATTTAATAATGTTGCTGTGATTTGAATCCTTTTGAACCTTAATATCATCAATATTGATTTCCATCTGAACTTGAGTCTCACCATCATCAGGACAAGTTACATTGACTTCAACAGTTTCACCAACCGATTTGGCACGAACGTTAAGGAACAAATACTCAATATCAAACGTAGATAGTTCAGAAATTTTTACATTTTTGGTCAGAAGACAATCTGACAAAATCTGAACAATAGCACCTGAAATTTGCTTCATATCTTCTGATTCTAGTGCCATAATCAGAATTTTTTCTTCTCTAACTAGAAATGGTCTGTATCTAACTTTTTTTCCAGTAGAGGGCAAGTCCAACTCATATGTTGGTGTAGAGATCTTTGGTAAAGGCATAATAACCTATAGAAATTCAGTTGTGATTATTTATCATGGATTTGTTAGTCCTCTTAATTCCCTTTCTTCAGCAGGAGTGATATTACCTTTTGCTTGTTTTACTCTCAATACTCCTACTCTTCCGGAGTTTGAACTTGGTCTTCCGCTAGTTGTATTTGTTACGGATGTTTCTGTAGATGATTGTTGTGATGACCCAGAACTTGAACTACCTGTTTGATTTTCTCTAATAATTGTATATCTATCATAATTAAATGTCACTGTGATTTTTAAAATGTCAGCTGGACCATATGAAATAGGTACAGAAGCAACTGATTTTGGAAAAGCATTAACTAAATTATAAGTTCTTGATTTATATTCTTTACCAACAAGTCCATAATCTCTTTCCATTTTAGCGATCTGAACAGAAGTTTTATAATCGTCAGGAAATCTAAATCTTCTATAAAATCCCTTATCTTGTGAATTTTGTCCTACTTTCCCGCCAGAACCACCAGATATAAAATCCATCCAACCTTGAAATAATTCCAATACTCTATATTTTCTATCAACGTAAAACGTCGCATCAATATCAGTATACAGTCTAGTGTGAGCAAATTCTTGAGTAACTCCTAAGAAATTATCTTTAACTTCGGATGTAGCAAAAGTTGATCCTGGTAAAGATATATCGGAGCAAAGAACACCATATGCTCTCGTATCTAAACTAACACCAGATTCTATATAACCCTCTCTACCTAAAAATTGTATAAGATCTGATGGTAGACCAAATTCAACTACATATTCATTACTCAAGGAAAGATCACTGTATAATTTACGTTGATCTTGAGTTAGTATGGTGTATACAGGCGTACCAGCCATCTAAATATCTCTTATGGAGTCTTAATTATAAAGTATTTAGATGTCATATAAGGGAAAATACCAACCATCGTTTCCACAAAAATACAAAGGAGATCCAACGAATATCATCTATAGATCTCTTTGGGAACGTAAATTTATGGTTTATTGTGATATAAATGAAAAGATTTTGGAATGGGGATCAGAGGAAATGTTTGTATGGTATCGGTCTCCAGTAGATAGCAAACCTCACCGATATTTTCCAGACTTTTATATCAAAGTTCAGGAATCAACAGGACAAATTAAAAAGTATTTGATTGAGATTAAACCAAAGAGACAGACTACACCTCCACCAAAACCAAAAAGACAGACTAAACAATATCTCTATGAGGCGTATGAGTATGCCAAAAATCAGGCAAAGTGGAAAGCAGCAGAAGAATGGTGTGCTGATCGTGGTTATGAATTTAAAGTTCTCACAGAAAACGAATTAGGTATTTGAGATGCCTAGAAAGACACTCAAGCAAAGACAAGAAAGTAATCCAACCGATGATAATGACAATCGGGTTCGTTCGGTTATTGATGGTGTGATTGGTAATGAAGATCCCGATGATTTGATGCTTGAGATTTTAAATGTTTTACAAGAAAGTGGACGAGTTCCAAGAGCAGGTAAATATTATACTTTTGTCTACCGACCAAAGACACCATATATAACTTACGATCAAAATCCTCTAGTTGCGGTCACTGAAGTTTTCCGATGGGGATTTAAGGGTATTAATTTTCACTGGGGAGAGTTAAGACAATATACTTATGATGAAGTTGCTGGGCAATTGTATGAGGTTTATGCTGACGAACTTGCCGACTTAAGAGAGATTCCTTTTGCCAACATCCGTCTAAATAGTTAAAAAATAGCCAAATGGCAGAAGTATTAAGATATCCATACGAAGCACTAACGGATAGTACAGATTATCTACAGATAAATCTGATAGAAAAAAATGTAACTAATTTTGGATCAGAAAATACTTTAGAAAAGTTGTCTTTGATCAATCGTGGGAAATTTGCTCCAAGAGCAGAAAATAAAAATGTAAATATAAACAAAAAAGAAGCAAATCGTGGATTATCTCGACAGACATTAACATCTGGTGGGGTCATTCTATTACCAATGCCATCAAGTATTAATGATACTAACCAAGTTAGCTACTCTGATGATAGTCTTGATGCCATTACTGCCACTATTGCTAAAGGAGTTGGTGGATCTATAAAGACACCACTATTTGACGCAAAAGGACAATTAAATACTACAGAAATTTTATCAAATATAAATAAATTCTTAATTCAACCTACTGTAGAGAACCAAGGACTGATAAAAAATCTAATATTGACGAATCTAGCATCTCAAGCAGCAAGCCTTGCTGGTATAGGAAACTTAAGCCTCAACCAAGCAATAGCAAGATCTTCTGGTCAAATTATTAATCCAAATATGGAGCTTTTGTTTAATAATCCAACCATTCGTAATTTTAGATTTTCATTTAAAATGACTCCTAGAAATACCGCAGAAGCAAATCAAATAAAATTAATTATAAGAAGTCTTAAAAAACACATGTCGCCCAGAGACTCTGCTAGTTTTGCCGATGCTAATCAACCAAATAGTAATATTTTTCTAGCTGCTCCAAATATTTTTGAGTTAAGATATAAAACTGGTAATGCCAATCACAAGTATTTGAATAGATTTAAGCGTTGTGTTCTTGAAAATATGTCTGTTAACTACACAGGTGAAAATGTTTATGCAACTTATCCAGATGGTCAACCAGTATCAACAGTAATGGATTTGTCATTTAAAGAACTTGAACCAATTTACGCATCAGATTATGGAACTGATGAAGGACAAATAGGAACAGGATACTAATGGGATACTTCAGAGAACTACCAGATCTAGCATATCAATCGTTCTTGCCAGGAAAGAACTCATCGCAGGATTATGTGATTGCGAAGAACCTTTTCCGTAGAGTCAAATTTCGTGATGACTTATATAATGTATTCACCATCTTTGACAAGTATCAAATCAAAGATGGTGCTCGTCCAGATACCGTTGCCGACGAGATCTATGGAAGTCCAGAACTAGATTGGGTTGTTTTGACCACTGCTAACATCATCAATGTCAGAGATCAGTGGCCTCTATCAGACTATCAACTTTATAATTATGCCGAGAACAAATATGGCAACGATCTTACGAAGATCAGATTCTATGAGACTACAGAAGTTAAAGATTCTTCCAACCGCCTGATTCTTCCTGCTGGTAAAGTTGTAACCCAAAACTTTACAATACCAGATCCAGATGATGGAACAAAAACTCTGAGTCCTGTGACTGGTATTACAAACTATGAGTATGAAACCAGAAAGAATGATGAAAAAAGGTCCATCTATCTTCTCAAACCAGCGTATCTACAACAGTTTCTGAATGATATGAGAAGAGAGATGTTATATTCAGAGTCTTCAGAATACATTACAGACACTCTGATTCAGACTCAAAATACTAACATTACACTACCACAATAACTCTAAGTTCTTATCAAAAACCATCACATATCGGTGCTTGCGGGAGCGGTCTTTCCATTCTCCTTCAGCACCTTTAATTTTGCCTCTAGAGTGTTTAGTTCCGTCTGCATAGTAGAAATCTTTCTTTGAGTCTGTGAGTCCGCAATATTTAAAGTTACAAGCCCGATAGATTGTACCACTATGGAAATCACTATCAGCGTAAGAGATGATTGCTTTAACTTCAGCATCCTTCCGTAACTGTCTAATCGCTCTTGAAACAAACCAAGAAGTGATATTATGCTCACTAGATTGGGTGTCTGGATGGATGCAGAGACGGGAAAGTTCAAATAGTCCTTGTTGATCATTTCGTTCAAGTCCAAATGCTCCTTGTGCGACTTCTGGAACAGGGAGTCCAGTAAAAACACAGACTCCCTGAATACCGCCAATATTCAAAGGGCAGAAGTCATTACCCTTATACAAACCGTAGTTGTAACCACTCTTAAAAGATTTAGAAAAGTCCTTAAGATAATGAAACCGCAGAAGTAACTCTGCGGCTTCGGATTTACTTACACGGTCAATGTAGTAATCAGTCTTCACTCCTCAGCAAGACGGGCGAAGTACGACAGGGCATCATCATCCTCATCTTCTTCTACTGCGGGACGGCGAGTGGGTTTCAGAGAAGACAGTTCCTCACGGAGATCTTCGGTCAGTTCACGAGTAGAACCACGAGTGTTGTCTTCATCAAGATCTTCAGGATCTTGATAACGGGGAGTGCCTTTGGAACCAAGCACATAGTCCAGACGCTTCTTCAGTTCATCATAAGACTTAAACTGATCAGCAGCAACCAGTTCAGCAAGCGAATACTGCTTCTTCCAGATTGCTTCCATTGCGTCATCGTCGTCCAGAAGGGGTTCAGGACGGGCAAACTCACTGGAATCATAGTTACGATAACCAGCAACATTCTTTGCCTTCAGTTTGAAGTTAGCACCCTGCCAGAAGTCAAACGGATCAATTGCTTCCTCATCTTCAAACTCAGGTTGCATCGCAGCAGTCAGTTTGTCAAAGATCTTCTTACCGTACTTGAACAGGAAGACTTTGCCTTCGTTGGCGGGATTGGCAGGATCCTTCACCACATAGATGTTGCTCACATAGGTCAGTTTACGCTTCTGCTTACGTGCCAGTTCCTTACCAGCATCAGTGCCGTTGTTCCACAGTTCAGAGTTCAGTTCGGACACAGGATCCTTCTGATTCAGAGTGGTAAGACTGTTCTCAATGTACCAACCACCAGGACCTTGGAATGCGTGACTGTAGAGTTTCACGAACGGCAGGTCTTCGCCGTTGGGAGCAGGCAGGAAACGGATTACGGCATAACCATTACCGCTTTTATCTACATCCAGTTTCCACAGACGGTCATCACTAGAACCGCTGCTAGTATTCATTTTTTCAACTTCTTTGACCAGTTTAGCGGTCAGATTACCCAGTTTGGATTGCTTTTTAAGATCCGAAAAGGACATTTGGATACCTCAGATAGTTTGGATTCGGGGGATTTACTTAGATAGTATAGCGA